AGCTTGTTTTGCCTTTTCATTACTATAACCATAATAACGTTTGACATAATCAAGATCTTTGATTGTATCTTTTCGGAGCCAGGGAGAAAATCTCTTCTTTTTCCTCAGACTATTTAGTAAAAAATCATATTGCATCTTCTTTGGAAGAAAATGATACTGATTCAACTCATTTGCAAATAGAACAGCATCCAAATGTCCAGATAAACAACGATTTACAATATACGGAGGATATTCCTTCTCAAGTGAAGAATCTTCATCAATCAGATTCTTCTTGGTCTGATTGATGCTGTTCAACCAATCCTTCAATTCCATAATTAAAAAGTAGTAGTTCTTTACGTTGTTTTTGTTCTCGCATATACTCACCTACTGAACGCATTGTGTAGGTAAGATCAAATTCTGCGGCATTCCAGTCTTTGAATCTATCTTTGACCAGTTGATCAGAATTATAACTCACCAACTGATGCAACTTACAAGCAGAGCAATCAGCAGCAAACCTATCATGATCAAATCCTTTATGCATTGATCCCTTCTTACCATATAGGTTATCCTTAATGTCATAAGGAGGATCAAGGTATAAAAAAGCATTACCTTCAGCGCCCAATAGGTAATCATATGAGTAATTAGTGATTCTCCAGTTCTTGATTATTTCTGAATAACCTGGCAGTTTATCAATACCTCTGATGGAGAAATTGGAGTCGCTTGCTTGGGCAGAGAAGGAGGAGGATTCGGTAAGACCCGAGAAAGAACACTTATTAACCACATAGAAGGAAACAGCACGGTGAAAATTTTCACTGTCCTCCAAAGGTCTTGCAAGATACTCTTTGGCGTCAAGAAATAAGTTTTTGGCGCTAGTTGAATCGACATGGCGATATTTCAATTGTAGCAATTCATCTCTCATCTCACGACCAAACATCTGGAGTTGTTGCCAGAAGTTGACAAGAGGTTCATAAAGATCATTGACCCAAATTTTAGTATTTGGATACTTTTTAGTGAAGTGAATAGCAACACTACCCCCACCAAGAAAGGGTTCACGAAATTCGTCATACTCCCTCAAGTCAGGAAAGTATTGGTCCATCTTGGTGCAAGCACGAGACTTACCACCTGGATATCGTAAAGGCGTTTTATAACTTTTCAGACTGCTCATAATCAATAGGATGATACTTCAAATATTCACGGAAGGTTAATTTCATTTCCTTCTGCGTCATGCCACAGTGCTTTGCAGCAGTAGGCAAATTCATCGTAGCACGAAACAATGCTTGATTTGCTTCTGCAACATTTTCTGGTGTCGTTTTTACTCTTTCTTCTACCAGTTTAGATTTATCAATAGTCAACAATGACATTTGTTTTTTCGTCTCCTCTTAAAAATTCTGTAAGATAAAATACTTCATGTGCCATTTCACGATATCCTGTCCCAACATAAAGTTGCCCAAACAATACCGTAAATGTAGAAATACCCCAAAAGATATAATAAAATTTAGACTTTACTTGGTGCTTATTCTTCTTTTTCACTTAAAGTTACATTCCACCATAAGTTCAGTTAGACAAGCAAGCATATTTATCTCTTGGTCGGCCACGAAGGCAGCCTGATACTGATACTTAGCAAGCACAAGGATAGCAGCAGGAACACTATTGTTTTCAAGGGATGAATAAAGAGCATCGTAAATACGACGCATAAGTACAGTAGTATCATTATCCATATTAGATACCACCCACTTCCGAACTTCAGGGAAGTTCTTTTCTTTAAGGTTTTTAATGAGATCATTTACTGCAACATCAGAGAAAGTAGCAAGAATACCAGAATCAATCTTTCCACCCACAGAGTATCGTTGACACTCATTGAGAACACGTCTCCAATCAGGAAAGTGTTTATTAACAAGTTCTACCAGGACCTTGTTATCAAATTCAATACCTTCTGCACCCAAGATTTCTTGGAGGCGTTTGAAGAATTGTGCGGCAATGGTCTGACGATCCTTTCCTTTGATTCCAAATTCCACGACGGCACATCGGGAGTGGAGGGGCTCAAGGATTTTGTTCTTGTAGTTGCAGGTAAAGATGAATCGGCAGTTACCAGCAAACTCCTCAATAAACGCCCGTAGGAGGAGTTGAACATCATTGGATGTGTTATCTGCCTCATCAATGATGATGACTTTGTGTTTAGCATCAGACGTAAGTGAGACGGTCGAAGCGAAGTTTTTCGCATTGTTTCGGACAGTATCGAGGAATCGACCCTCGTCGGATCCATTGATGACATATACATCTACTCCAAGTTCATTACATAGTGCCTTTGCCACTGTGGTCTTACCAATACCAGGAGGACCAGCAAGAAGCATATTAGGAATTTCTCCCTTATTTAGAAACTCCTGAAAAGTCTTTTTAGTAGACTCTGGGAGAATACATTCTTCAATAGTCTTTGGTCGATATTTTTCGACCCAAATAAAATCACTCATTATCAAGAACCTCAATGTGGGATAAAAACTGCGATGGAGTATTCCACCACATCATCTGGGCGTCTTCCCAGTTATCAAAAATTACAAAATCACCATGAGCATCAACCAACTTGTATCGGTGGCGAATGTATGGTTTCTTGGATGTCTCGGTGAAATATCGAGAATCCTTCTTATCAATTAGTTTCATACCCATTCTGGTTTACGTTGTGGCATACGAAGATAGTTGTCCTTCACCCAAGGTTTGGATGCGATGTACATCTTGTATGCATCAAAGGTGGAAATACTAGTATCAAACTTGTATTCCTCTGGCATTGCTCGTGCGAAAGGAGTTACTTCATCTAATTTACCCTTCGGAAAAAGATAGTATGCATGAGTCAATGTTCCCTCACACGAGTGTGTCTTATTATAGCGCAAACTATACTCTTGACACAAGTTTAGTCCCCACTTGACGAGCCAATAGGCATTGTCCACCGTTTCTGCCGCCCATTTGGTGCATGGATGGTTTCTAAATGCTCCCTTCTTCGTCTTGTAGGCAGTGCCGTCTTGTTTGGGAAGAGTCCCATAATCATGATACCAGGGAGAAGCAATAATGCTGAGCATTTGGCAACATTCAAGCGGCATCTTGACAATGTGTTTATCAGGAAGAACAATGGCACTTTCGGCAGGGAAAGGATTTGTGACAAAAATATTCATAATGAAAGTTGAATAATCTTAGATACATCGATAGCAGAGAAAAATGTTTCTAAACCGACAATATCCCAAGTTCGTATTTTAACAGCAAATGGCATCATTGATAGATTTCCAAGAAGTCGAAACCAACATCCCCAATAAACTGAAACATACAAAATAAGGAAGTATCCAATTATAAGAAAGACACTTCCTAATATACGCAAGCGGTTTGCATTCATTCCAAAGGTCGTTTAAAAGATTTGCTAATGATGTCATTAGCATTAAACATCATCTTCATGTATTCTACACCCTTTTTAGGTTTCGTATGATCTCCACAGGTAAAAATGTCACAGACTGCCATACCATTTTCTGGCCAGGTATGAATACTAATGTGACTCTCTGCTAGCAGTGCCACACAAGTGACACCTTGAGGATCAAACTTATGCGAATGAAGTGCTAACAGAGAAGAGTTACACTTTATAGATGCCTGATATACAGTATCTCTTACAAAACTTTCATCATTAAGAAGTTCTGTGTTACAACCTTTGAGTGTAAAAAGGATGTGTTTCATCATCCGAAAGTGGAATCAGGTTCCAGAGCAATATAATAAGTCAGATTGTGCTGACTATTAGTAAATTTTGACAAAAGTTTAGAAGACACTACGACATCATAAGCACCAGGAATAATCTTAATGTTTTCGACTTTGAAGTTGAAACTAAACTCTTGGTCTGTTTCTCCAACCACAATAGCATATTCGTTAGAAGTATCATTCTTCTTATCACGAACAACAAGTTTAATTACACCTGCTTCTCCAATCGCAGAGAGATCAGGAAGTTGATAAACTGCTGCTGCTTTCACTAGTTTCTCAAGAGTCACACTATCCATTTGGAAACACACATCTTGAGTAGGAAGTTGAATGTCTTTCTCTGGTGGAGAAATAATAACATTTGGATCTGCAAAGAAATACTTCACACGACGCTTACCCTCCTTGATACTCAAGTAAGAGTCTTCCTGAAAATCAAGATCTGGATCTTGATGCAAACTCAAACCATTCAAGAATTGGTTGAGATCGTAGATAGCAAAATCACGAGGAAACTCTTCTTTGATTTCTGCTTCGGCAAGAATATTCTTGGCAACAGAGATTGTTCGGAGTTTATTGCCCTGCTTCACAAGAATCGAGTTATTGATTCCAGCAAAGTTCTTGAGGATGGCAAGGGCATTATCAGACAGTTTCATTGTACGTTCTTTCAGTTTCATTGGTTATAAGTTTCACGTTGTGCATTCTTATCATTGAAGTTCATTAGAAGAACAGCATAGTGCAGAATCTTCATAATATCACGACGTGCGGTGCCTTTCTTATCATAACGAGAGGCATACTTGAGAATATTGGATCGGCAGAATGCTTCCCCATCACCACATGCTTCAATCAGATCGAGTGTTTGAATTTTATCATCACCAGCAGAGTAATGCTGATTGTAAGTTCCTCGGATATATTCAAGAAGTTCTTTTACAATCTCTTCTTCGTTATACTTCCAAGGAGTAGCAGGAGAGTTTGGAATAATATCATTCATATTTGGATTAGCAATCAAAAATTCATAATCACTGTGTCCCCAAGGACGCATACCATCATCAATAGTTTCGTTCATTTTTAGTTCATCATAAAGTAAGGATCAAGAATTAGTCGTAATATAGTATATCATGTTTTTGTTTGCTTGTCAATTGACAATAGTGCTACCCCATGGAGTAGACCCATCTTCAGTGGTCTTAGTTTCTTCAACAACTACAGCATTGGGATCGAAGTCGGCATCAACCTTGTCATACAATTCCATGAATGCTTGCTTGGTTTCGTCGTCAAAACGATTCACACAAACTTCAATTGCCTTTGCCTTGTTATTAAAGATGCTATAAGCACGAATGATATGAACAAGACGACGAGTGCTGATAATCTCATCGATACCACCATCATAGAAAGTCTTGCGAATAATATCACCCCAATCAACCAGACACTTACAGAAGTCACGATCTTCTACACCCAAATCCAGAGCAATACCCTCAAGGATTTTTTGTTCAGTAGCAGGAGTGGGATAGGACTGCTCAAAGGTCACAGGGAAACGCTCAAGAAATGCCTCATTCAGAACATTGGTGCCAATGAAACGACCATCATCAGAACCTTTGCCTTTGGTATTGGCAGTAGCA